ACGAGCCACAGGCCACCTAATGGGGCACACAGACGATGACCGTCCTGATGTGCCCATTTTAACCTTGCGAGAAGCTCGATTGGCCTTGTTCTTCAAGACCTTTTGGGTTATAATACATGTTGTGACCTGCGGGTTTATCATAGCAAACACAATAAGACACTGGAACAATTAACATGTTAGAAACCTGTTGTGATATATTGGTAGATGCATACAAACGCAATTGGATAACCAGTAGAGATGGTAATATCTCTATTCGTCATCACGACCGTGATCATTTTTACATCACACCATCAGGTGTGCGCAAACAAACACTACAGCCAGATCAGTTTAAAAAGATTCGATTGGTTGATCAGGTCAATCCAATTCCACCATTTTTAACAAAGTCCTGGCAAGAAGAATACTACACTGATATCAGTGCTAACCTAATACCCAGTGGTGAACTTCCTCTGCATTTTGGCCTGCAAAAAGAAATGGGACAGCACTCAACCGATGTAAGAGTGGTTGTGCATGTGCATCCGACCTATTGTATTGCGGCCATGCATGCCGGCATTGATCTAAGCACTATCAGTAATGCATTTCCAGAACTCAATCGCTATACTCGGGTAGCACCAAATGTAGGTGATGTTGCTCCTATCAGCCAGGACCTGGCTGATCAGTGTCATTATCGACTGGAATTAGATGACCGTGGTAATATTGCCTATGACATTGTGGGCATTAAAGGACACGGAGTTGTAGCCATTGACACAAGTCCATGGCGTGCTTACGAGCACATTGAAAGATTAGAACATATTTGTAAAATTGTTCTAGCATCAGGAAAATATTAGGAGATAACATGGAAAAATTATTTGCAATTTTATTAGTAAGCATCATGGCTTTTGCCAGTGTAAGTGCAGAAGCCAGTAAACGCATGGGTGGCGGCAAAAGCACAGGACAACAAAGTTCTAACGTATCTAAAAAACAAGCCGCACCTCCAACACAAGCAACACCACCAGTAGCGGCGCCGGCCCCTGCACCAAAAGCGCCCTGGGGGGCCATGCTAGGCGGATTGGCAGCTGGATTAGGCTTGGCCTGGTTGGCACACAGTCTGGGTATGGGAGAGGCATTTGGTAATATTATGATGGCACTGATGATCGGCGCTGTGGTACTGGCAGCAATAGGTTGGTTCATGCGCAAGCGTATGATGGCCAGTTCGCCGGACCTTGCTTATCAAGGTGCTGGCACCAGTCCTGTAGTTGACCAACCCGCACGTTTCCAAGGAGGCTCGATGATTGGGTCGTCACTGGCCACAACTGCTACATGGACGATTCCTGCAGGGTTTGATGTAGCAGGGTTTGAGTCAGCTGCCAAACAAAACTTCATGCTGTTGCAAGGTGCATGGGACCGCGCAGACATCACCACTCTCGGCAGCATGATGACAGATACCATGTTGAAAGAAATACAACAACAGTTGGCATCTCGAGATGCTGCTCAAGTGTACAGAACAGCAGTGATATCATTGGTAGTAAAATTGTTGGGCATAGAAGAAACCGATGCCAATTATATTGCCAGTGTGGAATTTACCGGCACAATACAAGACACAGTAGGAGCAGATCCAGAGGCATTTGAAGAAGTTTGGAACATGACCAAATCAAAATCCACTGGCGGGTGGGTGTTGGCTGGAATACAAGTGAACTAAAATGAGTTATATTGTAGGATCTTTACCACCCATCAAATGCTTTGTCAAACGAGAGTTTCTCTACAACTTTGAAAAGGGACACGGAGAACTAGAACCTGCAATATGGGTCAGTCTCAAAGCCCTACGTGGACAAGTGTTTCGTATTGAATCACTGTTACCCAATTACGGAGCACTGTATGACAAACTGCCCATCCATGCTTATGTGTGGCAAGAAGACTACTCAGGTAATTTGCCCGTAGATACACTACAGCTCTGGGACTGCATGGGCTATCGCTTTACCATCATTGAAAAAATAGGTCTGCGTAATCTAGGCGTGAAGTTCCTGGGCAAAGATAAAGAATGGCACTACGGCACCTATTTGTTCACTGTGGACTTTTGTGCAGACGGTATGGACGTGGACACAGGCTTTACTGAAGTTGCAGAAGAACACAAGAGCTTTAACTTTATGAGATTGGAAAACGGGCAGTTTGCCTGCCAGCCCAACAACCGTTGCTTGTGGTACGATCAAAGTTTGATTTCTGGTAATGTTAAGTTTCCAGACTTTAAGGCTGCACAAAATCTATGGACCGTGGATGGCACACGCAAATGGTCAGCGGGTGATGATTGGTTTTACACCATAGAAGAAAAAAATGAATAAAGATAACTTTCCTGCTTGGTACAATGGCAAATTTTGTCATGCTAGTGACGTAAGTATTCGCATGCAAGACTTTGGCCTATTGCGCTCGTATGGAGTTTATGAAGTTATTAGTATTAAAAACAATTGTATTCTAGCACTTGATCAACATATTGATCGATTTTTGCAAGGATGCAAATATTATTACATTAACATACCATACAAGTTTGACAATCTTGTAAGTGTAATTAAAGAACTTAATGCACAAGTAACAGAAGATATTCATGTTTGGTTAATAGTAACACGCGGAGAACCAATATCGTATGACACACGCGATGTACTAAATGCAAAGCCAAATATTGCAATGATAACCGAACCGTATTCTCAAGTAAATGATGGCAATGCCCTGCGATTAAGCATATCTAAAAAAGTTCGTCGTATATCTGATATGTCGATCAATCAAAAGTACAAAAACTTTGCAAGACAAGATTTTACAATAGCGCAAATTGAAACTTCATTGAAAGGGTTTGACGGTCCGTTACTATTAGATAATAATGACTTGTTGACTGAAGGACCACAATTCAGTGTAGCAATTATCAAAGATGGAAAAGTAATGTCACCTGCAAAAAATCGATTGCCAGGTATTACAATGGATGTAATATGTTTGTTATGTCAGGAACACAATATTGAATTTGCCTATGGTGATATCACTGAAGGGCTGTTAAATTCAGCGGATGATATGTTTGCAACGTCTACCGCAGGCGGGATTATTTCTATCTCTTCAGTGGATAGCAAACAATTTGTAGAAACCGTACTACAACAAAAATTAAAAAACTTGTACCAACAGGCATGGAATCAAGACCGATACTCAACAAGGATATAATATGAGCCAAGCACAATACAATCTTTCTACCAAAACAGATTACCTACATCGCAAAATGTTCTTGGATCCAGCGGGTCCTGTGACCATTCAGCGATTTGAAGAAGTCAAGTACAACAAACTAGCCAAGTATGAGCAAGAAGCTCGTGGTTTCTTTTGGGTGCCAGAAGAAATCTCATTGAGCAAGGATGCCAATGATTTTAAAGAAGCATCAGACACAGTTAAACATATCTTTACCAGTAATCTCCTACGTCAAACAGCACTAGACAGCTTGCAAGGCCGTGGACCGGCACAGGTGTTTACTCCTGTAGTGAGCATTCCAGAACTAGAAGCATTGATGTATAACTGGAGTTTCTTTGAAACCAACATTCATAGCCGCAGTTACAGTCACATCATTCGCAACATCTACAATGTGCCTAAGGATGTGTTCAGCACCATTCATGACACTAAAGAGATTGTGGACATGGCTTCAAGCGTGGGCCGCTATTACGATCACTTGCACATGGTCAATTGCGAAAAAGAACTGGAAGTTCCTGTTAAAGATCATGCACATGTCAAAGCAATTTGGATGGCACTCAACGCAAGTTATGCATTGGAAGCATTCCGCTTTATGGTATCGTTTGCCACCAGTCTTGCCATGGTAGAGAATCGTATCTTCATTGGTAACGGCAACATCATTCAATTGATCCTGCAGGACGAAATCCTGCACAAGGAATGGACTGCTTGGATTATCAATCAAGTTGTGAAAGAAGATCCGCGCTTTGCTCAAGCCAAAACAGAATGCGAAGCTGAAGTGTATCAATTGTATTTAGATGTGATCCGTGAAGAAAAAGAATGGGCAGACTACCTGTTCAACCGAGGTCCAGTGATTGGACTCAATGCACAGATCCTAAAAGACTTTGTGGACTACACAGCAGCCAACGCACTGAAAGAAATTGGCATCAAGTATCTTGAGCCAGCACCACGCTCTACACCTATCCCATGGTTCAACAAGCATGTGGACACCAGTAAGAAACAAACTGCCCTGCAGGAAAATGAATCAACCAACTATGTTATTGGCGTGATGGGTGATGCCATTGATTACGACGAACTGCCCAATCTATGATTAACGACGAATGGTTTACCCAAGGAGGGTTTACAACTTACAAACACCCTACACCTATCGGTTACGAAACAGCAACCGACAACGGAACTGTAGAAACACTCGAAGGCCCTGTTGCCTACACAGTTGGTTTCAAGATTATTACAGGACCCAAAGGCGAACGTTATCCGGTGAGCCCTGTTAAGTTTACGGCCTACTATGATGACAACGGTGATGGTACAGCAACACCCAAAAAGATCATGAAGGTAGCTCGACTTGCTGACCATGATGGTGTTGTTCGAGCGTCATGGGGTAATTTAGAATATACCAAAGGCAATGATTACATTGTGAAACATGGTCCTGGTGACTATGGCGTTGTAAAGAAAGATATCTTTGCACAAACTTATGATACATCAAAACAAGGAAAATAAAATGAAAGCAATTGTATGGTCAAAAGACCAATGCCCTTACTGTGTTCAGGCCAAAGCACTATTGGAGAGCCGGGGTATTGAATACGAAGAGCGCAATGTCTCCCGAGACTGGACCCGAGAACAACTATTAGAAGCTGTACCAACAGCTCGGACACTACCACAAATTTTCTTGGATGAAGAACTTGTGGGCGGGTTCACTGAACTCAGAACAAAACTAACAGAAAGCAAATAATGGAAATTGGAAAAGTTTACACATTCAAACTGAACTCTGGCGAAGAAATGATTGCCAAAGTTGTGGACGCTGGCGAAGGCTATGCCATGTTACAGGACCCTGTGAGCGTGGCTCCTGGCCCGCAAGGCATGGGACTTGTGCCGTCAATGTTTACCGCAGATCCTGACAAAAATCCCCGGCTAAATATGAATTGTGTTGCTATCTCTGCATTGACAGATGAATCAGTTCGTATGAAATACATTGAAGCAACTACAGGCATCAAGGTGCCAGAAAAACGAATCTTAGTGGGATAACATGCCAGCAGTACAACGAGTAGGTGATGCAGACGGTGCAGGAGGCGTGGCCAGCGGTGGCATTGGTTCAGTGCGAGTGAATGGACGGGCAGTGATTGTGAATGGCAACTCTGTAAGTGCTCACCCACCCTGCGGTCAGCGCCGAGCACCGCCTATTCATTGTTCAGCAGTCACAGCTGGCGGGTCAGGCACAGTTAGAGCTGGGGGTATTCCTATAGTCTACACCGGAGCTGGAGACACATGTGGTCATGCTAGATCTGGTGGATCAGACAACGTTAGGGTGGCAGCATAATGGCAGGTATCCTTACTCCACTGCAACTGACTGCGGCTGCAGGACTGTTGGCCAACACAGGCATCAAACCATTTCCTCCTGCATTAATGTCGGCTATTGTGACATTTAATGCCACTACAGTTATTACCAATTTTATTGCCGCAGTTAATTTTTACAAGGCACAGTCCTTTGCCACGCAAAGCACTTTGGAAAGTTTATTGAGCATTGGCAGCACAGTATGCCCTGCATTGGGAAACAGTATACCTACCAGTCCTGTTGGCACATATCCATATTTAAGAACAGAATATCTTACCACGCCATTCAATGCTACAGATGGATCTACCTTAGATCCGTCAGGGTTTAGTAATTTGATCGAACAAACTTGTGCTGCATATCTTGGGGATGGTGATGTAGGTCGATTCGCCCTGGGCTTTATGGCTGTGCAAGGCTACATCAACACTACCAACCAGTATATTAATTCTGTGGTAAATGCACAAACTTATCTTGGCCCTACATTTACCAACATGGATGCACTCACTACCAACAGTGTGAGTGCTGTAAATCCAGAATTTATTAACTTTGCTACTGACCTAGCAAACCAAGGCAATTTGACCAACTTGAATGACATTAAATTGTACGGAACGCCTGCTGGAGTATTACGACAACTGGCCTCTGAAGGCAACATGGTAGGCGGACTGTTTGGTGGGGTTCAAACACCGTTGCTGGCCGCAGGACTAACAGCTAAAGATATACAAACTTTGTTGGCAGGACCAGATACAGTTTCAGAAAACGAATATCTTCGTCTGCAACGACTGGCATATCAAGGCATGTCTACTGTTACTGGTGCTGAGTTACAACAGGTATTAAACATATTAGAAATTACCACTCCAAACATCAATAACATGGCTGACTTGCTGGATCAAACCAAGATGTTCCCTTACAGTTATACCACATTACAAACTCCTACTCCTGAAGGACCTGTACCAATATATGGACCAGATGGCAGTGTAAACATGAATTTGGCTGACAATGTGTCAGCATACTTGGCATCTCCTAATGGATGTGAAGATTTGGGAAAAGTGCTGCCGCCATCAGATGCAGTGGCCAATAAAGCAGTGCAAGTGTCGCTGGAACAAATTACCAATATTACTAACACCACACTGCCTGCGCTGGCTGACACAATTAGTGCTGTGTCAAGAAGTCCATGGGATATCAACAACTCGTACCTGGCTGATACTGCGGTGGCTGATGCTCCTGCTGTGCAAGGCCTAGCACAACTTAGTCCAGACACTGTGTTTTATCGTGCCCAACAAGATGTGCCTTCGGGTGTGAATATTAACAATACTGATTACTGGGCGCCTACCACTCTTGAATGTGGATTAAACACCATGGCTGATTTGCCATTGATTCAAGCACAGACTGCACCAATTGATCCGTCTGTGGCTACATATTTTTCCAGTACAGTTGCCACTGGTACAGGTCCTGATGGAACTATAACCACGTGCGATGTGATTGGCCTAGCAGTTGATCATGATAATTTTGCCTCTCAACTTACTACCGCCACCACAGCCATTAACGCATTGCAAGCCGCTGGTAGCCTTGCTACATTGAATACTGCCTACACCACCATGTTGGCTGCTGGTAATGATGCCGCGGTACTGACGCAAATTACCAATGCCAACAATGCCATCAGTGCGTTGAGCGCCAGTCCTTATGTGACCACTCTAAACACTGCTTGGACGTATATGGCCAACTTAATGAATTTGTCAGCCAAATACACTACCGAAGGTGTAATTGATTATTTTACATTTCCAGCAGGCGATAAAGTTAGTACCATGAGCTTTGTGCAAAATCTTCCGCAATATAGCACACAGTTGGATGCTTGTGGTCCTGTTGCCTTTTTAAACAGCGTGGCAGATACAACACTTTTGGCTGGCCAAGCCATGGTGGGTGCTTTGCGCGAAGGTAAAAACAATCAGTGTCTAGGTGCCGCTAGATTAAATGTTGACACCACTCCCGCTCCACGATTAGCAGTGACTCCTGTGCCTGCTGTGACTCCTGTATACTAAAGTATACATTTTTCTTGGTTGACCAATAAAGGCCGTGTCCGCTATAATTAGGGCATGTGGACCAAAATGCAACGCCAAATACTAGAGTACTACTATCGTACTAATTTTACGGTGGTAGAACTCCTAGTGATTGTAGGGTTATTATTTTGGTTGACCAGAAAAGCTGTTTTTGCTATAATTTAGGCATAGTAAGCAACAAAGGAGCCCCGAATGACCCAGATGTCCAAGATCCAGCAAGTTAACTCTGCTATCATGTTTGGTGAGTTTTCAAACACTGAACTTGACAGCATCCTCAGTGCAGTGCAATTTGCCAAGGCCAGTCTGCGTAAACACAATATCCGCCAGTTTGCCAAAG